CCCACTTTTTAAAAAAGTTCTTTAAAAAATGTTCTCATAGCAAGGTTTAGTTTGGATAATCCGGCACTTGTTTCTACTCGTGCCTTTTTTAAAAAAACGATTTATGAAATTAATTATCAAAATAATATTCTTTATCGCAATTAGTATTCCACTTGCTATTTGTGTGTATGCAACAGTAAGTATTATATCATCAATTAAAAAACTATGACTGCATTAAACGGTTTATTACTAACTCGATTTGTTCAGGCGAACATATCCATTCCTAAAAAGGAACGTGAGAAAAAATTGAAATGGTTATTCAAGAAACATAAAAAACAAAATTAAATCACAACAAAAATTAAATCACTATGAAGCTATCAGAAATTCAATCAGCTATCAAAGCACCGAAAGGACAATTTAATTCTTTTGGTAAATATAAATACAGATCATGCGAAGATATTGTTGAAGCTGTAAAACCGGTTATTAATTCGCATGGTTTCTATCTTACCCTTTCTGATGATATAATAGAAGTGTCCGGTAGAATATACGTTAAAGCAACAGCCACTATTACCGATGGCAAAGAAACATATTCTACAACTGCTTTTGCAAGAGAAGAAGATCAGAAGAAAGGAATGGATGCCGCACAGGTAACAGGCGCAGCTTCAAGTTATGCCCGAAAATATGCACTCAATGGATTATTTGCCATTGATGATACACAAGATGCAGATGCTACCAATAATCATAAAGAAGAACCCAAAGCAAATGAAACTAAAAAAAGTTTGCCTTTAATAAGTGAGGAAAGTTTTAAAAAGGCAACAGAATTAGCTGCTAAGGATAAAACCATCTACACAAAAACATTACAAAAATATTCTTTAACCGCACGTCAAGACGAATTATTGTTTGATGCGTGTAAAAATTAAACACTATGCAACAAGAATTATCAACTACAAGTATTCTCTCTTTATTTGAAACAACTAAAGAAGAAAGAAAATCATTTGTCAATGATTTAATCGAAAGATTGAAAGAAGGAAATACCAATCCATTAACCGTTCATCTTCAGCTTAAATGTGCTGAGGATATTATTAAACAAGTAACCGGGAACGATGAATACAAAAGTATTCTATTAGATGAATCGGAAAAGAACGGCAAGAGTTTTGAATTTCACAATGCCAAGTTTGAACGCAAAGAAGTGGGAGTTAAGTATGATTACTCACAAACTAATGATCCGGTAATCACCGACCTTTTAAAACAACAAAATGAATTAGATGCTAAAGTGAAAGAGCGGCAAAAATTCTTGCAAACAGTTTCTTTAAGCGGGTTGAATATTATTACCGAAGATGGTGAAGCTGTAACCGTTTATCCGCCAAGTAAACAATCAACCACCTCAATCGCAGTAACGCTTAAATAATATGATAATCATTCCTGCAATATTAGATGGCTATCGTTCAATGAAAGATAAGACACTGAAATTAACTTTTGATACAAATGAATTAAACCCGCAAGAGTTATTAGGTATTGTTGAAAATCTATCATCATTCGGTTATCTCGCTTTTAAAAAAGAACCCTTTAGTGAAAATGAAAGAAAAGAGATTGAATCACTGGAAACAAATTTTAATGATAACCAAAAATCAGCAAGTCAAAGATTAAGAGCAGTGTTTTATCGCAATTACGAAAAAGATAGTCAAGGTTTTAAATCATTTACTACTTACTACGAGCATAATATGGAATTATTAATTAATCATTTTAAATCAAAACTACAATGACAGATTTTAAAAAAACAATTGGTGCATGGAAAAAGCAAACAAGTAAAGGCGAAGTAATCAGTTTTTCCATTGATGGTAAAAAATATTCTATGTGGGTAAATACCCATAAAAAAGAAGCAAAGCACCCGGACTACAATATTATCGAAGATAATTACACTCCTAAGACACCACAAAATATTACAGAACCTATTAATGATCTTCCCTTTTAACCTATGGCAAAAAAACTAATTCCGATTCCTGTTTTAAAAAAGAAAGCCGAAAAAGTATTTAATGCTTTTATCCGGCAGAGAGATTCTTCAGATGGTTATTTCAATTGTATTTCTTGCGGCAAAACTAAATATATCAAACAATGCAATGCAGGGCATTATGTACCGGTATCTAAAAGCCAATTATTAAGATACCACGAATTAAACGTACACGCAGAATGCGTGTCCTGCAATGGTTTTGATGAATTTCATCTTATAGGGTATCGAAAAAATCTCATTAATAAAATAGGACAAGATGCTGTTGAATGGCTTGAAAGTAAAGCCTACGAAACACACAAACACACAAGAGAAGAATTAGAATTTATCATAAAAAATTACTCATTATGACAATACAATCCGCACTATTAGAATTACAATCTATTCAAATATCTCACAGAAAACATGAGAAATCAACGCATTTATTATTTAATGATGTGGTTGAAAAAGTATGTGATTTTTTCGGGATGAGAAAAGATGAAGCATTGAGGAAAAACAGAAAAAAAGAATTTGTATGTGTACGACAATTCATCTGCTTCTTTGGGTATTTGTACACTGGCAAAACCTTGACTTACATTGCCGAACAATTAGATAAAGACCATACAACCATTATACATTCGAGAGATACGGTTTTTGAAAAGATTACATCTGTTTTTGATGATGAGTACAAAGACTATCATAAAGAGTTGTGCAACCTATTAGATATTTCATCTTCCATAGAAGATGTAAGAATTGCGATTGATAAGGTTACTTTAAGAGGTGGGCATATCGGGAAGAATACGAAGCCTAAAAAGTATGTGCCTATCAACAAGCATATCGTTACCATTCAATCAAAAGTTGAACCGCAACCTTTAAAGATTGATAGAAAATCTTTTACCACCTATTCTAACAAAAAATCTCTTTACCCTCAATTAAATTAGTATGCAAACAAATTACTCATTTGCTACATCACTACCGGCTTATCACGATAGACCAAGTGAAAAGCAGATACAAACAGAAAAGACTTTTATCCTCATTAAAAAAGGAGTGAATAATCTTTTGCAGTTATCCGAGATATTGCAATTACCGCAATCCACTATTGCAGGGAGAGTAAATGATTTAATCGCAGAAAACAAAGTACAGTACAAAGGAGAAGTGATTTACGCTAATCGTAAGCGAAAAAAGATAGTACCTACACAAGTACAACCTATTTTATCACAACCAACGATGTTTTAAGAATGGCTAAAGATCCGGCAACGCTTTGGTATTGGAACGATTGGAATGGTGGAACAATAATATTTTCGAGGCATTTAAAAGGATGCTACATGGATATTTTGTCGGCACAATTTAATTCCGGTCCGCTTTCATTAGAAGAAATAAAAACTGTTCTTGGTAGTGATTTTGGCTCATCATGGCCTGCACTCCAAAAAAAGTTTAGTCAAACAAATGGTAAATTTTTTAATGAAAGAATGGAAGCCGAAAAAGAAAAACGCAAAAAACATTCAGAAAAGCAATCAGAAAATGTAAAAAAGAGGTGGAATAAATACGATGGTAATACCACCGTATATACCAAACCTATTCCTTTAGAAAATGAAAATGAAAATAGAAATGAAAATGAATTAAATGAATTAGAAATTGAAGACACAAAAGAATTTTTTGAAAGATTAGGATTAGGAAGATTAAAAGACGAAAGAATTAAAAATCTTTTCCAAGCATTTTTAAAAGTTCAGGATGAATATTATCCATCCCGGACCAAAAAAATTCATCATTTCATGCACTTAACAAAAAAAGAATTACAGAATGAATCAAGAAGTTTTAGTAAAGGCAGTTCAACCATTACAAGAGCAGAAGCCCTTAAAGATTTCTGATGATGCCTTGATATTAAAAGAATTGATTAGAAGCCCAAAATTAGCCTCTATTTCTTTTGATGATACAAAGGTACTATTAAAGCGAATTATGGCAATGGTGGGGCTTAAACCAAGCGAAATAGCGAATACAAGTGAAGTAGAGAAGCAGTTGTTAGTCAATTTTATTCAAAAGTCGTTTGGCGGAAATACAACTGATGAATTTATTACCGCTTTTGAAATGGCTTTTTCGGGTAAATTAAATGTTGATCCTGAATGTTATCAAAATTTTTCAGTTGCTTATGTTTCTCGGATTATGGTGGCTTATCGAAAGTGGGCAAGTAATGTGTACCAAGATAATATTTCACTTATTGAAAAACCTAAAGAAGAACTCAAGATGTTAGAATATTCACCTACTAACGAAAGTGTTATTGAATTTTGGAAAAACGAATGGAAGGAAAGCAAAAATAAAGACTGGCGATTATTCGGTGGTTTTATCTCTTGCTATAACATTTTAGTAAAAAAAGGCGAATTGGTTTTAAGTGAGGATGAAAGAGCCAATATTAAAGTGATGGTAGTAAATTCTTTAATCAACTCAGCTAATGGGTTGAGAGATCAGATAGACATTAAACGTAAATGTGAGGATAAGGCATTTATTCAGCCCTATTGTAAAAAAATAGCCGTTGCCCGGTATTTCACGAAGCAGATCGAAATGGAAAACTTTTAATTCACTCACCCTAAACAATAAAGTATGGAAAAAGATGAAATTAAGAACGTCAAGCCACTATTGCAGCAAACCGTTTGTTAGTGGCTGTGCGGGTGATTAATTAGTAACTTTAAAATTAAAAATATTATGAATCAAGCAATGAAAGATTATGCAAATAGCGTAATGAACAGTCCCGACAAATACGAATGTATTACAGATATAGAAAAGAAACTATTGATATTTAAAAATATTAACCCTAAATACCCGTCTTTACACGATATGTACACTTTTCTAATATGGGATGAAAAAGAGGAAGGATATGTTAATTGTATGATGAAAATTGAATCGTTCTGTGATAACTATTTAAGGGGAATTGATTTAATGAGAAAATTTGCAACAAAAAGTATAAAAATGGATTCGTCAGGCGTAAAAGAAATCAATTACACCACCGAAAATTAAGTCTGGTAGTATAGCCACTAACGTTAAAGCATTTGTGTCAGGCGGGCATAGATACAACTTATTATTAACCGCAAGCTGTCCGCCCGCTTGCACAAATGCAGTGTTAGCTGCCGTTTTATTATGACTGAACGCAAACAACTAAAAAAGAAACTTGCTAAACTGAAACACTATAAAACGAATTTGCCAAGACTTATTGATTGCAGTAGTGTTTATGGCGATGACTATTATTCAAAAGATGATTTGTCAGACGTAGATAAACAGATTGAAGAGGTCGAAAAGCAAATTGCCGAAATTGATAGTCTGTCCAAAAATGGCAGCTAACACAACGATTGATGTAATAAAATGATACAAATTATTGAAAAACATAAAGGTAAATTCTGCATGATAATAAATAGCAAAAAAACATTCCTCATCTTTAAACAATTAAATATAGTATAGTTATGAAAAACGCAAATGATTTTGCTTATCCGATGATTGATATAACAAGTTGTGCAACTGCAAAAGGCTTAACCAAACGTGAATATATTGCAACTTCTATATTATCATCTTTAGCAGCTTTACCATCTAATACCCCCAGCATAGAGCGTACTATAAAAGCAGATGTGGAATTAGCACTTAAATATACTGATACATTAATCAACTCTTTAAACAATCAACCATGAGTAAAAGTGAGGGTAAAATTTTAAAATAATTGTAACAAAAACAACTATTTGCTGACGATAATTAGAATGTCTTTTTAAAATAGATCACATCATCACCGGCATATTTATAAGAGGGTTGGTAAATCAAAAAACCATGTTTGATTAAATTATTCGCACTCTTAAAATTATTTACCGTTGTATAAGTGATAGGAGTATGGTTTATTTTTTTGGCAGCGTTTATTCTTATATTTATCATTCGGTGATGCAATCCTCTACCTCGATAATCTTGCTGCACCCATGCCCTGCAAAACATACAAACGCCATCCCGATACCAACAACCACAATAAGCAATGATTTTATTTGCGTGTTCGATTACCCACCAATCACGATTATTTTTAAACTCATCGCCACATCCAAAAAATACTTTTGCATCAAGAACTTTTAACTGCTCGTAAAGTCTTGCATTGTTTACCTTGCCATTGCTGAATATCTTTTGGAATCGCATCACTAACTTTTTAAAGTTGCTTCATCCGGTCTTTCAATTTCTTTTTGTACTATAACTGATTTATTACACTGAATACTAATTTTTCTCCATTTCTCGGAGATTTCATAATGCTCACGCATTTTACCTACCGCATAACTCCATTGCTCGGACTGCGATAGCTTATAAAAAAGTTTCGGTGGTATCTTGTCAATTTTCTCTGCCATATTCTAAATCTATTAAAAGTTGTAAACAATGAATTGCTTTTTGTAAGTCTTGCTTTCCGTTTTTGTTTTTATAACGAGAAACATATTTTACTACTGCGCCTTGTAAATAATTCATATCGTTATGATGGATATATTCAACAGGCTGTATTTTCATGTCGCTATAATGGTTTCCACCAATTTGATTTTTTAATGCTTCAATCATTTATCTGTTTTTGTATGATAATGCCCACATGAATTGCATTGGTATTGTATTTTCTTTAACCCCGTAGCCGTTGCCCTCTTATGAGCTATCTTCAAATCATCGCTGCCACATTCAGGACACGAACCTCTATCTTGTCCGTAAATCACTCCGTAATGCGTTTTAGGTGTCATGTGTCCTCGTAAGCACAAAAACACTTTCTCTAATAACACAACATCTTTTTTGCAATATTTAATCATTGCTTCTAATGCTTTCTTATCGTTGTGTAAGCATATATCTTTCCATAAAACAAACTCGGTTTTTATTTTTTGCCCGATGCCTAAAAAATCAGCGATATAATTAAGACGATTAGAATTAAATCTAAATTTCTGACGAGCCACTTTAAGCGTGTCTATTGTTGTGTAATTGGGAAACATTTTAATCTTATGGAAAAGACAACGAGTTCTGATCCACGCTAAATCAAATTTATCTCCGTTATGCCCTACTAATTCATCTGCAACATTAGCCACTTCAATAAACTTCATTAAAAGCAGCTTATCGTTTTGCTTAGAATCCCAATGTAAATAGTAAACCTCTTTTTCATCTTCCCACTTGTAACAAATACAAATAATCGCACGTTCCTTGATGATGTTAGCGTAGTCAATGTTTTTCTTGTAACCCGCTTCCCAAAACAAACCCACATTTGGCGAAGTTTCGATGTCGAAGAATAATCTTCTGCGTGTAGTTTTTAAATCTTTTTCGGTTTTCCGCTTTGATTTAACTATCATAAATTTAATTTCGTTTAAACGAATTATGCTTGAAACTTAATAGCATCAAGTCTGTTAATCCAACCCTTATAAAATTTATTTTGTACCGGATTAGATGCCACTATATTATTATAGCGCACCAATCTTTTATTATAAAGCTGTTTGTATAATTCTTTGCCATCGAAAGCCATCATTGCATTGAATGTATTATTACCAAACAACCCATCATCAGTAACACTTACAATCTGTTGTATGTACTTTGTAATTACATTACCTTGATTTAATCTACTATCTACCAAAAACATAGCAAGAGATTGATTAGGTATTTCATCGGCTCTGTAATAATCCCAATACAATTTTTTAAGAATAATACCCGCTTCATCTATTGTCATATTTTTAACTGCATCACAAGTAAGATTAGGATTGTTGTAATACTTTTTTAAATCATCAAGCGTTAAACCTACTTTGGTGCATCCACCTACATCTACTGCATCATTTTCATAAACAACACCCTCGAGTTTTTGCTCTATCGGAAAGTATAAATTAAAGTCAGCCATATTATTTAATCAACTTTTTAAGTTCATTTGCTTTTAATGCGTTGTAAATTTCTTCGCTGTACTTTTTACATAAGCACCGTAAACAACTGCAATCAAACTAATCCCCGCAATGATTAATAAAACAGTATTGCTCTTGCTTTCTTTTTTCTCATCCTTATTCTTTACCGTTTCTTTTACATGGGTGCTATCTGTGCTTTTAAGTACATTAGTTTGTACGTTATTGTGTACACTATCACTCACATTCTTTGCGCTTATTTCTATTGAGGATATGGGTTTATGTGCCAAATCAACTAAGTGAGAGATAAAGTCCGTTGCAATAGAGTAGTGTTGTGTGGTATCATTCCCATTTTGGGAACTTGTCGGTATTTCCGATTTGTTGGTATCAAAAGTTATCTTAACATCCACATCACCCGCTTTTAATACTTCGCCCCAATCAATGACTTTTTGTGTTTCTTCTTTCTTAATAACCGTTGTACTATCAATGCTTTTCTTTTCTACTGTTAATGATTTTTGTACCGTTCTGCATCCGGTAATAGAAAAGAATAATCCTAACAAGAAAACAGCAACAATAAATATCACTACAATCTTTAAAAATATTTGAATGATGGTATCTTGTGTTTCTTGCTTCATAATCTAAGTAGTTTTGAATAAAACAATTCAAACCACACCGACCACCAAATGAACATTAAAGGAATATCAATCCATCCTGTAATTGTCTTATAGTAATATATGGATAAGAAAAGAAAAAACAAGTAAGCATACTTCACGATGTGCCAAGCATCTAACTCCACAATACCAAAAAACTTCTTATGATAATTCCATGAATAAGCAGGATTCCAAAAGTATTTATTCCAATTATGGAAAACTGAAATTTCATAATGGTCTTTTAAGGTGTCCATTATTGCATCGCAGATAGCTGCTAATGCTAAGAATAATACCCACATAGGAAAAAGTTTAAGCCCCGATGAAGGGGCTGTGATTACTTAGGTTGCTGCTTTGATTTCAACCATCCGAAGATTAATTGAAATACGCTGTTTGCTTTTACAGCAGGGATATTAGCGAGTAACTCACTAACTCCGAAAAGAACTGCTAAAATAACAGCCGAATTGTCTGTGATAAACTGAATCATAATTATTATTGTTTGATTAAAAAATTAATGTTCTTTTTTTTTAAGTTTTGGTTTGATATAATGGTGAAACCAATACTTCATAAACTCCGCTAACAAAGCGAAAACCATTGCACTCATACAAGCAAAAGCAAATCGGATAATAGTTATTTCAGGATTTATTTCACCAAATCCATCCAAAAAATTCAGCGTTAATAATCCACTTCCACCACCAATCAATGCGCTGTCGGGTTTTATTCCACCACTAAAAACTTGGTTAAAAAAATCTCTCATTGCTTCTACTTTTACTTGTTATGGTTTTATTTTTTTTCTTTAGGTTTATCTGCAACTACTTTTTCTCTCGGCACTAACTTAGCGTTCTGATACAAGGGTGCTAAGATGTTTGATAATATCAACTGACCTGACTTTGTTTGACCGTTGATATTTTCTTGAATTAATTGTACTACATTCTTAAAACTTGTACTATCCATTTCAATCCTTACAATCAAACTATCCTGCTTCTGACTAAAACTTTTTGCGCTTAAAAAAGCGACTAATAAAATCATTATGATTTTTTTCATTGTTTAAAATTTATGGTTTTTAAATATTTATTTCGAGTGTAATAGATTAACCAAATTGCTGTTGCATCCCATGCCTTATAATCATCGCCTGTTAAATCAAAGTGTCTTACTGCGATGAGATTTTTATTTACATCAAGTAAGTACCATTCAACAGTACATTTATTACTAAGGTTGTCGTTTAGTGTCTTGCAGCCTAACCAACCCGCACCTGCTGTATCTGTTAAGTTCCATTGAATAGTATCAATTTTAGCTACTGATAATTCGTGAAAAGAAGTATCAAGTACAGGATGATTGGTTGTGTCCTGACTGAATGATTTTGTACCTACTAAAAGAAAGATGATAAAGATTATTTTTTTCATAATTAATTATTGATATAGTTTTGAGTTGAAGATGTTGAAGGGCTTATTCCTATAATAGTACATCCTGTCACTGTACCGCCACCAGGAGCAGTACCACTACTTATATTTACTGTATGACTACCATTACTTAATGTTCCTGATACTGTCCACGTATCTCCGTAATTATCTTCAAATTGAAGTGTGATTGTTACATTGGTATCAACATTTACTGTTGTTGTATTTCCTGAATTGCTATAACTACTTACTGTTGTTGTTGAAGAATTTGAACCTGTGCCGTAACTGTCAATATGTATATAAACATCTGTTAATCCACCGCTGCAATTAGTAAGATTACTCACTACTGCACTACCACTAAGATTAAACCATTGACCATCTTTAAAGAAATAATTTCCTGTTCCTGCGCCTCCTGTACCATAAGCCATTGGAGTTATACCACAAATATCAGCATATAATGTAGTTCCATTTCCAAAAGTACCATTGTAGTAAAAAGTATATGTAGAACCTCCCGAATGAGTACAAGCATCGGAAGACGAAGTCCATCCCCAAACATAACCAGGACCGTCACTACCTAAATAATAAATTATTCCTGTATGTAATTGTGCCGTACCGCTTGCAGTTAATGAGCGTTTTGTAACAAATGAAGTTCCGTAGGGAAGTGCTAAATAATAGCTATTTCCTTGGTCTATACAAATTAAAGAAGCTGCGCCATTTTTAGTTACAAATGTATTATCACTTGGAATAGTTGCAATAGCAACAAAATCACCATGATAAACTGCTGACTTCAATACATTATTAGTTACAAAATCAGTAGGATTAAGAGCAGCGAAACTATCGCTGTACACTATTTTTGCAGGTGCAACGTTTGGTTGCTTGCTCCCGCAAAAAACAACCAACAATGAAAGACAGACGGTTATTGATAAGATTATTTTTCTCATTTCTGCGTTGTTTTAATTGCGTTCAAAGTCATTTTATTAAGTATCTCTAATTGCTTTACTGCTTTTTCCAATGCCTTTACTCTTTCTTTTAGTTCGTTAATTTCCATGTTCTGTAAATCGTCATACATGATAGCCTTAGTGCCTTGCTCATTCGTTAATACTAAATCGGGATAATACTTTTCAACTTGCTGTGCAATGTTTCCATATCTCAATCTGTTTGGGTTGTCTTTCATGTTGTATTGAATAAAATCAATGCTGTCAAGAATTGAAATGTTAGGATTGTAAACGATGTTTGTTTTTAGCCGAATATCTGAAGTACCTGCGCCACCGCTTGCTGTTAAGTAGCCTGCAACATTCATGGTACTATTTGCATACACAGCCCCTGCAATACCTACACCACCGCTTACTACTAATGCACCTGTTGTATAAGATGATGATGCTGTTGTTCCGCTTAATGTTGCACTTGTACCACTTAATGCACCTGTAAGTGTTCCGCCAGTTAAAGGCAAATATGTACTTGCAGCAGATGATGTTGTAAGGTAAGTGCTGTTATCATAGCTTATTGTTCCACTGCTCATTTTTAAAAAGCCTGTACCGTTAGATGAACTTATCACACCACTTGAATTGTTCGTGAGAACTCCTGCGGTTGCGAAAGTAGAACCAACAATAAAGGTTAAATTCGTTGAAGCACTTAATGTAATACCATTTGAGTATGATTGTATTCTTAAATTTCTTAAAGCACCACTTCCTGTAACCATTGATTCCGTTCCAATAATTGATTCATAAGAACCATTTCCTTGAAATGCTAAACCCGCACCATTTGTAGTTCCTGTCCCGCCATTTATTATTGGATATACTTGACCTGAACCATTACCAAAGACATTATTAGCACCTGTAAAAGTATTATTCACATTCACATAAGCCCCATTAGTAACCGTTCCTGCATTACCATCAATTGAAATACCTGTTAATGATTGAGAAGCACTTGAACGGTTTAAAGCGATTGAAGTTGTTCCTAAATAAAATGATGATGATGGTGTAGTAATGGCACTCCAACTTAAATTACCACTTCCATCTGTACTTAATCCATAACCATTAGTTCCTGCTGTATTAGGTAGGGTAAGGGTATATGTTCCTGCTGCTGATTGAGTAGCTAATGTTACTGTACCGCTTGTTGCACCTTTAAAATATAAATTAGCACTTGCATCAAACCCAATTCTGTCTGTACCATTTAATCTCCCCATAAATATTGGTGCTGATTGGTCGCCATTGTCTGCTATTAAAGCTGCTGATGCGTAAGTAGGGGCTGTATTTCTTAATGTAAAATAACCACCTATTTGTATTGGAGAAGTGTTTGTATTTCTACCCATTCCTAATACGCCTATATTTGTAGCCGAATTTTTGCCTTGTACAGCTTTGCCCATCACTCCAATATTTAAACTTCCCGCACCTGCTTCCATATTACCACCTAAGTTAAGACCTGTATTAGTACCGTATGAATAAGCATTTAGCCCCAAGTTTCCGAGTGGATTTACTATTGCAGTTCCCCATTTCAAATCATTACCTGTTCCACTACCGTTTAAATCACTTTCAAATCCAACAGACGATGAACTTCCTGAATAACCTGAATAATAAGTATATAACCCTATATTTGCTTGACTTGAATTACTTGATGTTGAATTATTGAAATAACTACCGATTGTTGTCCCCGACATACTTGTAGGCAATGTTGCATTTACTCTAATTGCATTGTTAGATGTAGATGTACTTACAGTAAAAGTTGTTGGTGCAGTCCAAGTATTTGAGTTAGCAAGGTTAATTCCCCATGTACTTGCTGATGAACCATTGTAAGAAGATGCACCTGAACTATTTGTTAATGTAGCATCAAATGAATGTGTAGCAAGATTAGAACCTAATGATACACCGCTTATAGTTGAATTGGCTAAGTAACTATTTGAAATAGCAGTACCATTCCAAACACCTGTTGTTATTGTTCCTAAAGTGGTTGTATTGGTTGTTCCTGTGTATTTATTTAATTGATTAAGTACATTATTTTTTGTTGATAATGCTGTACTATCTACTGTTACACTTCCTGTTGCTGAACCATTGTAAGACAAAGTAGATATACCATATCCATTCGATAATGCGTTTAAATTGCTTCCTAAACTTACCCCCGATATTGTACTGTTCGCTAAATCACTATTTGTAATTTTAGTTGTTGTTCTACGATAAGGAGATAACATAGAAGATGTATCGGAATAACCAACTGCACTTAAATTACTTCTCGCTGTGGTAATATTCGTTACATCGGCTAAGTTGTTACCCGCTAATAAATAAGCCCCTGTCGGCTGTGCATAAGAACGCACATAAGAACGTGCAGCAGCACTATCCGAACCCATTAAAATATTGCCATCAATTAAAAACTGATTGCCATTTACCCATGTGTTTCTACTCGCATTGAAATTCCATAAACTTAACTGCCCACTTGCGCCTAATTGTAATAAATGCGCATAAGTAGGAGATCCGCCACCTGTTGTTAAAGCAAAGTTTACACCGCTTCCTACACTATTATTTGCTGTTCCTAATCCTGTCAGATTATTAGCCACAATATTATCAGAAATCAAAGCCTGTGTACTCCATGTGCCACTACTTCCGGCCACCGGAGAACCGAACTTATTTTGTCCGGTAAATGTTTGATTTTTCGCTAAGAACGCTAATCGGGTGCTGTCTAATTGCAATCCGCTTGTAATAGTGTAATAAGTACCATTACCTGAATACAACTGCCCACCTACAAAAGCAAATCCTGTCTTTCGGGAAGTCGTATCAGTAGCGATAGTTAATTCATTACTGAGCGTTACCGTTCCACCTGTGGAAGAACTATGTACCCTTCCATCTGCACCGATATTCACTTGTGCAAATAATTCACAAGTTGAAAACAGAAAGAAAAATATTAAAAAGATTTTTTTCATATTAGTTAAAACTTACTGTGTTTGTTGATGTTGATCCAAAAGCATTATTACTGACTGTGATGTAACCGCTAAAAGCACCACCACTCGCATTCGTAAAACTTTTCGATGTATTTAAAGTAAATGCAGATGTACTTGGAAAACCGTTTACACTTACACTTGTTACCGTTGATGTCGTTACAAAAAATAAATATTTATCACTGCCTAATTGAGCCAGTGTATTAGTAAGCGATGAACTGTTACCTGAATTATCTTGGTAAACTGCCGCTAATATTTCTGCATTGGAAGGAGTGGAAGTCGCTGCCCATCCTAAATAACGCTTATCATAAACAGTAAATGAAGTAGAAGCTGTTGCCGTTTTACTATCCGTTGTTGTTACAACATTGTTATACGTTGTATTGCTATTATAAGTAACTGTAACGCTCTGTGTTCCGCTTACACTACTTCCCGCACTTGGCTGAGAAAAACTTTCGCTTGTTCCCGCAACGACAATAGAACTTAAAGGATTGGTAGCATTCACACCTGTTCCCGCAGCTTGTCGCCCTGCTGACCAACTTAATGAAACCGTAAATGTTCCCGATGCGTGTCTTTCATACGAATATCCACCGCTTAAAGATGCTGTCGGATTTTGGGTTTGGATTTGAACGTAATACTGATTTAAAAAAGAAGTATCAGCACCACTTAATTTTTTCCAATAGCCTTTATATTTTCCGTAAAAAGTGCTGTCCTGTGGCCTTAATACTAATTGCGCTGAATCAGCAGAAGAACTGGTTAGCGTATCTCGTACAGGTATTCCTAATCCCGCAGCAAATCGTTGTTTTTGCCCGGTGATTAACCATGATTGCGCTTTACCTCCCAATGAGATAAATAAAGCGATGATTAAAAGTATTTTTATTCTATTCATATACTATCCTTATTGATTCCCCAACGGTTAATAAATTGCCGCTTGGGAAAGTGATTGTTCCTGTTGTATTATCAAATTTGATTTGCGCTCCGCTTGGAGTACCGCTTGTAATAATAGATTGTGCAATACCGTTTCTGCTAAATGAAATCATTGTTTTATCTTCTAATGAAGTATTGATATACGTTGCTCCGCTTGTAGAAGAAATGAATTGATAAACATTGATTGTTTTAGAATAAATAAAACGTACAAATTCACCCGCTACTAAGGGATTATCAGAAGAAAAAACAAATGTGCCGGTGCTTGAATTGTATAAAACTTGTGATCCTGTCGGAGTACCGCTTGTTATGATTGTTCCTGTTTCAATACCTCCTCGTGTTACAATCAAAGGGATAATTCCTACTAACAAAGGATTGGTAACGCTTTCGCCACCGGTAGCAGTGTATTCAATCGCTATTACTGATGTAGGATTCACAATCAATACTCCTGTTGTTGGAGGAGTTATCGGAGTACCGCTTGTTGTTCTTGTTACCGGGCCTGTTACTTGTGCTGATAAATCAAAAACAGAAGCATCGTTGTAACTTCTTTTTAAACTTAAAGAAGTTAGTAAAATATTACCTGAATATAATACCGAACCACCATCACCATTTGCCACAAATTGAAACGGCAAAGAACCACTATCATTACCGCTAAACTCATCAAAAATGTTATCAGCCGTAAAAAATGATGAATAATTATAAGACTGTAACCCACTAACAGAAATATTAGCCGTTATCTTTCCTTTTATAAATTCCCTCCATTTACCGCTTGATGATGATGAGGCTTCTAATACTTCTCTTTGTTGATCTAAAGAAATATCTCTCCCTGTGGCTATTGGAACATAGACACCTGACTTTTGCACCATCAACAAAAAACTTTTTCCCTTTACTACACTCACGAGTATAAATAATTAAATTCGTTATCAAAACTTGTTGGATCGAATGTTTCACCACTATTCCACAATTCCTCTAATGTTCCATTCATTGTTTCATTAGCTATATCAAACTCACATTGCCCTAAAATGAAATTCAGGCCGCTTAATTCATCTACTTCAAACACATTTCCTACACCAAAGCCCACACCTTTTAAATCGCAATCCACTTTTGTTCTAAGCGCATCCGTTAAAAACATTTTTTCTACTGTTTGCACAAATCCAAAAGAAGGAGCGAAAGCGTAGTAATAATTAATGATTAGTTGGTAGCCACTTGGCCCGATAATACCCGATAAATCAGCCAATCCCAAAGAG